TGGAATACAAGCGCCAGATGGAACAGAAAATGGGCATTACTCTTCCTACTTATGAAGACAACGATCAGTATGATCCGCAAATGGAACAACACCTTGCACAAGTTGCAGTTCCAGCAGCACAACAAATACTTAATCAAAACCAAACAGAAATTGCAGCTAAACAAGCTCAACAAGCGGCACAAGATCCAATTATTCAAATGCAGATGCAAGAACTTAAACTCAAACAACAAGAAGTTGATCTTAAGATGCGCAAGATGCAAATTGATGCAGCCACTAAAGCTGATCAGTTGGAAATTGAAAAACAACGCATTTCAACGCAAAAAGAAATTGCTGGCATGCAGGTTGGAGCCAAGCTTACTACTGAGAAGAACGTTATGGAATCTAAAGAACGTATTGAAGGTATGCGTTTGGGCAACGATGTAGGCAAGGCTAAAGCACAAATTAACCAACAACATCAGGCAAACAGATTAAAAGCATCATTAGAGGCAAGTAAACATTTAACTGACTTACAAATGAAACGTGATGTAAATGCTCAACAATCCCAACAACCTTCAAAAAAGGAAACTAAATGATAGACCAAAATCTAGAATACCTTCTTAATGAGTTCAGAGACCGTATCCAAATGCTTCACCAAGCGGCTGGTGGCGGACAATGTTCTAGTTATGAGGAGTATAAGTACACATGCGGCCAAGTTCGAGGTCTCGAAGCTGCATGCATGATTATTACAGACCTTGCAAATAGAATGGAGAAATCTGATGACTAACATCATAATGCCAGGATCAAACCCTGGTGAGATGTATGAAGTATCGCCTGCTGAAGCCAGCCCCTAAAAGGATCAAGCTAATGCAACGCAACTTCCAGAACCAACTGGGTATCGTATTTTATGCGCTGTCCCAGAAGTTGAAAAAGAATATGAGTCAGGAATTATTAAACCTGATTCACATATAAGACATGAAGAGCTTTTATCTACAGTATTTTTTGTAGTTAAACTTGGCCCAGATTGCTATAAGGATCCCACACGTTTCCCAAATGGCGCATGGTGCAAAGAAGGCGATTTTATCTTAGCTAGACCAAATACTGGCACACGACTCAAAATACATGGCCGTGAATTCCGCATTATTAACGATGACTCTGTCGAGGGGATTGTTCAAGATCCTCGTGGCATTAGTCGAGCATAGGAGTAAACCATGGCTGAAAATTATAAATTTCCTGACGAAATGGATGAAAATCCAGTTGAGGAACAATTTGAAATTGAAATTGAAGATGATCGTCCAATAGAAGATCAGAAAAACGCTACACCGCTTCCAGCAGAGATTGTTCAAGACATTGAAGAAGATGACTTAGAATCTTATTCTAAAGAAGCAAAGCAACGTTTGTTGCAAATGAAAAAGCTAATCAATGATGAACGTAGAGCGAAAGAACAAGCTTTCCGTGAACAAGAAGAAGCTGTCCGTGTAGCACAATCATTAATGGAACGCACCAAAGAGTTGCAACGCAACTTGTCTCAAGGTGAGAAAGTTCTAGTACATAATGTATATGATAGCGCAACTCGTGAAATTGAAACCGCAAAACGTGCATATAAAGAAGCTTATGACTCTGGCGACTCAGATTTGTTGGTAGAAGCACAAGCAAATTTAACAGCTGCACAATACAAAGCTGCACAAATTTCACAATATCGCCCCCAATATGATGAAAGTTCTTTACAAAATTGGGAAAATAATGTACAAATACAACAACCTCAGCCACAACCTCAACGTTTGGATCCAAAAACCCAAGCATGGCTAGATAAAAATAGCTGGTATGGCACAGACGAGGATATGAGTTTCCTAGCTATGGGTGTTCATAAACGTCTAGAAAAAGAAGGAGTCCCACCAGGCTCTGAACATTACTGGAGCGTTATTGACAACGAAATGCGGAAAAGATTCCCAGATAGATTTTCTGGTGAAACAGAGACCAAAGACTCTCCACAAAAACGATCCAACACGGTAGTAGCGCCTGCTACTCGGTCCACATCCTCCAAAAAGATCAAACTGACGCAGACACAAGTAGCTTTGGCTAAGAAGTTTAAACTAACCCCAGAGCAATACGCTATGGAATTAACTAAGATAGAGGAGTCACAAAATGGCTGATACAAGAATTCCCCGTGAAGTAAGCACCCGTCAACAAGAAGAGCGTCCGAAAACTTGGACTCCTCCAGAATTGTTACCTGAACCAGACAAGCAGGCTGGTTACGCTTATCGTTGGATTAGAACTTCAATGATGAATGCTGCAGATCCTAGAAATGTCTCATCTAAATTGAGAGAAGGCTGGGAACCAGTAACCATTGAAGAGCAACCAAAATTTAGACTGTTAGCTGATCCAGATAGCCGCTTTAAAGGCAGCATCGAAATCGGTGGGTTGTTATTATGTAAGGCTCCAGAAGAGATGATTGAGCAACGTGCCAAATACGAAGCCGATCAAACCGCTGCGCAAGCCGATGCAGTAGATAACAGCTTTATGCGTCAAAATGATGCACGTATGCCTCTTTTCTCAGAGAAGAAGTCTACTGTGACATTTGGCAATAAATAAATTAACTTAACTTAGGAGTTTAATATGGCTTATCCAACCATTTCAGCACCATATGGTTTTCAAGCCCGTAACCTAATTGGCGGTCAAGTATTTTCTGGATCAACACGCAATTACACAATCCAAAATAACTATGGCACATCAATTTTTTACGGTGACTTTGTAACCGTTACAAACGGTTTAGTTACCCGTGCATCTATTACAAGTAGCACATCAGGTAAACAAACTATTGGTGTATTTTTAGGCTGTTCTTACACCAGCCCTGCAACAAAACAAAAACTATTTAGCCAATACTACCCAGCTAGCACAGCTGCTGGTGATATCCAAGCTATTGTTTGCGATGATCCTGATACAGTTTTCAAAGCTGTGATGGTTAACTCTAGCGGTTCTACTACTATTGCTTCAGGTTCACAAGCAATCGTTGGTTTGAACTTAGCTGGTTCTAACTTGGCAGGCTCTACATTTACTGGCGATTCAGCAAACGGTTTAGTGGCTCCAACTGCTACACCATCAACTGCCTTGCCATTCCGTGTATTGTCTTTGGTTACTGACACAGCAACAGCACAATCAGTAACAGGTTACAGTGGTTCTGGTGGTAGCTTTACTGCAGGTACAACAATCACGTTCCAAGGTACATTAGCACAAGCAATTCCTCAAGGTGCTGATATTGCTTACCTTGATGCCAATGGTCAAATTGTTCAAACTGGTGCATTTGTAGCAAACTCAGGTGGTTATGCAGCAGGTGTTACTACTGTTACAGCTGATAAATCTACAAGCATTCCGTATTCATCAACATCACCAACGGTCATTGTTTTTACATCATACCCAGAAGTTCTTGTAAAGATTAACTTCGGTATTCATAACTACTACGCAGCTTAAGGAGTAATATAATATGGCTATCTCTCGTGCGCAATTATTGAAAGAGCTATTACCAGGCCTTAACGCTTTGTTTGGTCTAGAATGCTCGTTACGGTGAAGAACACCGTGAAATCTACGAAACTGAAACATCAGAACGTAGCTTCGAAGAAGAAACAAAGCTATCTGGCTTCTCAGCAGCGCCAGTCAAAAACGAAGGCCAAGGCATCGCTTATGACAACGCTCAAGAAGCTTGGACAGCTCGATACAACCATGAAACAATCGCTCTCGGTTTCAGCTTAACTGAAGAAGCAATTGAAGATAACTTGTATGACTCATTGTCAGCTCGTTATACAAAAGGTTTGGCTCGTGCTATGGCTTACACTAAACAAGTTAAAGCAGCAGCTATTTTAAATAATGGCTTTAATCCAGCTTACACTTATGGTGACGGTCAAGCTTTGTTCTCTACACTTCATCCATTGGTAAGCGGTGGTGTTAATGCTAACACTCCATCAACTCCAGCAGACTTGAACGAAACATCATTGGAAAATGCTGTTATTCAAATCGCAGGTTGGACTGATGAACGTGGTCTTTTGATCGCTGCTCGTCCTAAGAAATTGATTGTTCCACCAGCTCTTCAATTCGTAGCAACTCGTTTGCTTGAAACTGAATTGCGTGTTGGTACAAACAACAACGATATCAATGCTATTAAGAACAACGGTTCTGTGCCAGAAGGTTATACAATTAACCACTTCTTGACAGCAACTAATGCATGGTTCTTAACAACTGATGTACCTAACGGCTTGAAACACTTCGTTCGTACACCATTGCAAAATAGCATGGACGGTGACTTTGATACAGGTAACGTGCGTTATAAATCACGTGAACGTTACAGCTTCGGCGTATCAGATCCACTAGGTATCTACGGTTCTTACTAAGTTGTAAAAGAAGAAGCCCAG